TCATGCCAGCGCCGGGCGCTGTCGGCCCACGCCCAGAGATTTCTGCGGCAGATGGAACGCCTCTCAAATTCTCTGCAATATCTAAGCCAACGCGCTCATAGCTTCTTGGACGCACAACGTCTCTTAGTGGTGGCCCACCGTTGTCTCCCATGCCACGTCCCATGTCGAATGGAGCCCTCATCACACGCTCCACATCGGCGAAGGTTAGCGGAGGTCGGCCATCACGCGCTGCACCCATGCGTAACGCACCAGCAGGTGCAGTTCCAGCGCCAGCGCCAAGCGTCACCATGCCTGTCAGCCCAGCAATGTCGCCATAGGTAATAGGTTCTCCCGCCATCGATCTGGCTGGCACTGAGATGGCGTCCCAAGCGCTTTGCACGGCATTACTGAGCAAGTCACCAGTGAAGCCCAGCGGGTTGGCTGTTGCCTCACGATATGCGCCCCTGACCACAGATTGCGTTTTGGGCGGTGCCATCTCAAACAAGTATTGCGTGCCGTCGAAGCGCGACGTGTAAATCTTCCGGCCTAAGTCATCGTAATTTAAAACAGGATCTGTTTCCGGATTAGCCCCGGCAGGCAGACGCATTGGATCATATGCAAATCCGTCAGCCTTTGGGGTGAGAAAGTCGAAAATGCCCATGTTACGCCTCTGATGGATCTATGATGGTCCGCTTGATCTCGATCGGTATTGCCCCGCCGGATGGCCCAGACAGTTCCTGCTTCGTCGCGTCAGAGTAGCCGTGCTTGGAAAGCATCATCTTGGTGATCGAGTAATTGAAGTCACCAGACAGGCCGTTATTCAGCAACTCACGCTCTTGTTTTCGTGAGATTAACTTGAGGATGTCAGAAAACTGGTTGCCATCATCCCTCGACCAAGCGTGGCAGGTTTCTCTGCTTACGTTGATTTCACAGGCTAGACCTGCAACCGATGGCACTCTGTCACCTGCTGCGATCCATCCGCCATTGGCATAGGCCCAAGCGGCCTCAATGATTTCTGGTGTATAGTCTGTGGGTCTTCCGCCAGCCATGACATTCCTCATCTCGACACATAGCGGTGTCGGTCGCTGCGGCATCTTACATCAGTTTGGGTGTTCTTTCAATGCGACGATCTTGTCTAGCACAGACAGGCCAAACTCAGACGTTGGTTCAAACCACCATAGCGGCTTTTGGCTGCGGTCTTTATTGGCTGTGTTTCGTAAGATGCTGTGAACGCCTGTCTGTTCGTTGCGCACTCGATTGATGGCCCCGATGCAAGCGTTCTTTGTCATGCCCACAACCGCGGCGGCTTTGCTATGGCTCAGGCCCATATTCTCAACAAGGTGCAGCGCCATGAGGATTTGTTCGTCTTTCTGGCGGTCTAGCGTTCCATGCATTGGATTTCTCCTGCCAGTGCCAAGTATCCATTTGCATCCACATATGAATCGACGTGATCTGGGTTGCCTTTGATGCGAGCGATTTTAAACAGCACCATCATCATGGCAACATCAAAACCATTGAAAACGCACGTCTCGCGCCCATACATCCACCAAATCCAGAGGGATGCCACGTTTTCAAAGTTGTCTTCTGCATCCCCATGCGTGGCTGCTCGGTCCTTTGTGATGTATTGCGTCGCGGTGCTTAGGATCTGTTCGCGGTTCATTTAGCCCTCACTGGTTTGTTTTGCTTGTAACGGTTGATAGCTTGCTCCAAACGCGCTTTTGCAACCGCAGAGTTGGTTGCGAAAGCATAGCGCACAAAGGATCGATTGAAACCAAGCGCTTTGCTTGCTGCTCCAAGCGATGGAAAGTTCAGCCCATCAAGATCGATTGGCTGGCTTTGAGTGTTTCCAAGTCCCACGGCGTCCATGCTGCCACGCTTCAAGGCGCTATAGATTGCGTCCATTGCTATCCCAAGAGTTTCTGAAGCATTGCGCACGCTTGGGTATGTAATGCCGCGAATTTCAATTATCATCACTCCCCCTCCAGTTCAGCCAGCACGGCAAGAACAGCATCGTCTGCTTTATCAAGTGCGGGCCATGGATATGCCTTACCACTCTCCATTCTGACAGCTTGCGCAAACCCTGTTTTGCCACACACCGCATGATGCAACTCCCGCAGCGTCTCCACCGCCTTGGCGAGATGTTGCTCTAGCTGCCACGCATAAGCCTCTGCTTCGTCGGCGTCATGTCTGGCGGCTTCGAGTTGCTCGATGCGGTCGGCGCGGACGTATTCAGTGGCGTAAGTAGGGCAAAAGAACTTTCCATCCCCATTTAGGCTATCTTCCGTGGGACAGCAGCCGTCTTCGTTGTCATCTAGGTTTACCCAGATACGATTTGGTGCGTCAGTCATTCCGTTTCTCCCACAGGGTTTTGATTTTTGCTTTGAGTGCATTGCGCCGACTCTCCGGCCAAGTTGCAATGAAATCTCGTCTTGCCTCAACTGTCCTAAGTTCCATCGCGTATCGCGCAGCGCTATCTAGCAGTTCCTCATTACAGGCTGCGTTGTATGCTTCTTTGCTGTCTCTGGTTGGCAAGTAGATCTCGCCCATTCCAACTGGATCGTCCACTTGCCAGATCCTCACGGCTTCAAGGGTTTGCGGGCGACATAGGCAAACTGTCCCGGCCCTAGTTTGCGCTGGAACAGGATGCACTTTCCTGCGTTGTACAGTTCCAAAGCATCTGCCTTGTGGCAACCTGACGCATATGCACCTATATGATAGATCACCTCATCCCCGCGCTTGATCTGGTCCAGCACAGTGTGCAGTGTGCCGCGATGTTCTTTAGTGATGTTGTGTTCCATGTGATCTTTCATTCTTTCTTTTTTCTCCCTTTGATTACTGGACTGTTTTCTCCAGTTCGTGCTTTGCAGTATGCAACAAACCCAGCCGCGTTCAGATTTTCTTTTTGTGTTCCCCATCGAATGTTTTCTGGCCTGTTATCAAGCGCGTTTTCATTTTCGTGGATAACTACGTTTTTTCCTTCGGGTGCTGGCCCGTGAAACGCTTCACAGACAAGCCTATGCACTTTGTAGTTTTTCCCACGGTAAACGGTTCCATAGAATTTGTGCCTTGCCGTTGAACTAGCTTTTGTGATGCTCCCAGTTATCGGGATTGTTTTATGATGGCGATAACCTCCATTTGGCATCATAGACGTTGATTCTGGCCAACGTATTCTGCCCAAGGTGCTCGCCATTGCCCCATCAATTGATGGTATGCTTTTCCATTCTTCATCCATGTTAAACCTCATACATAAGATGGCAAAGCATACCTTAGACTTGATATTATATCAATTCTAAAATGGGATCGAGTCCTCAAGATCATCGCGGCTATTTTGCTGCGGTTCCTGTTCGCTGCGTTCTTTTGCGCCGCCCATAAACGTCAGGTCTTGCACCGAAAGCGTCAGACGGCCTTTGCCTTCGTAAACGTCCACGCCGGGGCGACCAGACACCACCAGCTTCGTGCCTTTGGTGATGTGGCTGTTCAGGCTTTCAGCCCTCTTGCCCCAAACATTGCATTGCACCCAAGTGCTGTCGCGCTTGTTGCCGTTCTTGTCCTTGCCGTTGTCGATGGCGATTGAGAAACCCAGAACTGGGTCACCGCCCTGCGTGGTTCGCAGCTGGGCGTCCTTGCCTACGTTGCCAGCGATTGTCATGGTTAGCATTTTGTTGCTCCCTGTTGCGTTGTGTTTTTGCCGTTAAAGATTGCCATGATCCACCCTTCAGGGGCTGGCATTTTGGCGTCAGAAGTTTCTGCGTCATACCATTTGCGGATCATTTCTTCCGTCTCACGTTGCTGCTTTTCGAAGTTCGTCATTTTAGTTCTCCCGTTGTTGTGTTCTTCTGGGTTGACCTTACACCAGCCACAGATGCCGGCAACATCTTTCTTGCATTTCGCGCAATTATTTTCACATCACGCTTTCAATGAACGCTTGCGCTGCTTGGGCAACGATTGCATTGCCGTAACCGCGCAGTCGTCCCACTCTGGCGGCAGACCCATGAGCCAGCGGGGATGTGCCGGGTTCAACTGGCCGCCACTTTCCATCGCGGCAGAAGAGCCAATCAGCATCTCGCCAGTGGCCGTTAGTCGCGCTGGGCCGCATAGTTGCGCGGCCGTCTGAATATTCACCCCCCAATCCTCTTGCTGTGATCCTGCGCCTGTCATCATGCTTGAATGTGGTGTCGGCCATCCACTCATCACCGCTGCTGCTCCCAAGTCCAAACCGTGCGTCCCGCGTGTCCCTTCTGTCCAATTTGACACCGCCGTTTCTGACCATTCCTTTGCTTGCAGAGTCGCTGTCGGCCAGCCCGCCAACATCGCCTGTTGCTCGATGCGCCCCTTTGTCTCTCCCGTCTCGTCCATGATCTGTGAACCCTGACCATTGCCGCCGACCCGTGGCGTCCCCCAGCCTTGTTCCAACCCACCAGAGCCGTTGCCTGATATGCGGCGCGCCGATGCCCGCAGCGCAGAGATCGACCGCCCCGCTGGCGTAGCCCGTAGTTTCCAAGTCAGACTGTACAAGGTCGAGCCAACCAAGGCCGTCTTTGCTTGCAACTTGCTCACCAAGGACGATTGCAGGCTGGCACTGGCTGATGAGGTGATGGAAAGCTGGCCACAAGTGCCGCTCATCATCAAACCCTGCTCCTTTGCCTGCCGCGCTGAAAGGCTGGCACGGGCATGATCCCGTCCATACAGGACGATCATCGGCCCATCCTGCTCTGCGCAAGGCGTAGGACCAGACGCCGATTCCGGCGAAGAAGTGGCACTGAGTAAATCCAGCAAGCTCAGTTGGTATGACATCCTCGATGCTCCGCTCGTCAACTACACCATCAGCGATGTGACCCTGTTTGATTAATTCCCGCAGCCAAGCAGCGGCCTTTGGGTCATATTCGTTGTAATATGCGGCCATGCTCATTCCATCCGCTTCACGCCAAACCCAACATCCCGCATGATTTCCGCAGCCCGGTCTGCTGTCAGGCGTTCACGCGGTTCTGGCTTATGCTCTATGCCGCGCTGCTTCATCTCCAGCACCTTAGACGCCGATGCTACGCCATCCATCTCAACCCTACACCGAGCCACGATGTCACCCTCTAGCGGGCGTTTCCGGCGGTCTGTGTTGGCATCTGACTTCCACCAGCGCACAGCGCGTTCAATCGCCCACTGAGGAAATCCGCTTAGAGCCTGTTCCCAGTCCTCTGCTTCCATTTTTCGCACGGCCTGTGGGATGTCTTTTTCGTAGTAGGGGCTGAGAAGCGCAGCCACTCTAGCTGAGATCCACACCCCAGAGGCTGATGTCATCAGTGCGCTCTGGATTCTCAGCACGGTTTCTTTCTCTGGCAGCGCAGTCGGCTGCAACTGAGGCAAACGCCTCAGCCATGCCAGACCTCGCTCCACCTTTTCCTCGCTGAGTGTTTCCAAATTTCCGCGCATTACTGAGCCATGTGCGCCAAGCTGCGTCCCAATCCCTGAAACGGTTTTGCTTAGAGCGGTGGAAGTTTCCGAATCGATCTGCTTCATCTTCTATCTCCTGCTGTGAGAAACCGCGATCTAGCGCGTCTTGAACATTCTTGTCATTTGGTATCCACCCATCGGGCAGATCAATCTCAGGCTTGCGTTGCTTCTGCGCCTTCGCGCCTCTTAACTCTTCTGGTTCATTTACAAGGTTATTATTTACAGGGTTAAGGGTAGGAAAAATTTGCACTGGGGGGGTGGAAATATTTTCCGGGGGGGTAGGAAATATTTTCCTACCATCATCTCCAGTTCGCATCTTCAAATGGTAGCTGTTGGATGTCTGCGATCCGTTTTCACGGGTGCGCTTCACTACGGCGATCAAGCCAGCTTCGGCCAGTTGATCCAAATGCAGCCTGACGCTTCGATCCGTCATTTCGCACAGTTCCGCCAGCCGCTTGTGGCTTGGGAAGCATTCGCCTGTGCTTTGGTTGTAGTGATCCGCCAGCCAATAAAGCACAATCTTGGCGGCTGGTTTCAGCCCCGCCTGCTTCATTGCTAACGCCGTCATATAGTGACTCAATTTGGCACTCCTTGGGTTGTGGAGTTGCCAATCGCGGTGTAGAACCACGATCAGCACATCCTGACTATGTGCTTGCCGAAATCAGCGGTCTTCTCCCCCGCTGCGGCTTACTTAGGGCAGGTTGAACGTTTCCGCGTTCCCTGCCCACTTCTTTTTCTATACCTGATGCAACATCAGATAAAGCGTTTTCTACGTCACGCGCAGATTTAATCCCATCGCAATGGCAACCGCATAGCGCACCTCAAAGTCACGAGTCCAGTGGCCTTTACACTCCTCGATCACCTCAACGCCGTCTTCAACATAAGCGAAGTCCGCCGTGTATTTCATCTTGCGGCCTGTGCGCGTGTAGAGCGGGCGATGCTGGCCCATCAGTTCAAACTTGACTTGCCGGCGTAGGTTGCTGATCTCCCCTGCGCGTTCCAAAAGCTGCAATTCCATGTAGCGCTGGGCTTCTTTTTTACTCGCAAACTGGACTTCGCCAACCATCGTTTTCTTAGCGCCATACTTGTTAGCTGTCTTGCGGGCAAAGCTGGGCTGTATCTTCATTGCCAGCCATCCGATGAGACAGCCCGGTTGGTGGCAAATTCCACAAACTTCCTTGACAGGCGATCAGGCACAACCGAGCCCGACAGCCAGCGCGACAACTGCGATGCGCTGACACCGAGCATCTCAGCGAAATCTTTCTTTTTCATTTTTTCGGCCTTGATGTGCTGGGCCAGAGCGATGCGTGATGTGTTTTCCATGCGTCCATCTTGCATAAAGTTGCGCCTGATGCAAATAGTTGTTTACAAGCGCAAGCAAGATCGTTAGACCGATGTTAGACGAACAACGCAA